CCCTACCCCCCAAAGCGAAGCGAGCGAGAGCGCGGAGGATTTTTACGAGGACAACATGCCCACCGCAAACGCTCAATCGATGCTCGATCTTGAAAAGCGCGTCAGATCGCTCAGGAGCGGCTGGGAGTTGCCTTTGGCATACACGGAGCAAAAACTTCTTGCGGAGGCGTCACGGTGCCTTTCTGAGCTAACAGCGGCCCAATGGCAAACGATGAAGGATTACCTTTACGCCAAGATCCCGCAAGGTGTTCCAGCATGGCAACCTCGAAGCCGGACAAAGTTCCTTGAGAACCCATCCGATGTTTGGACTCACGCCTCCGCTTGGAGGAAGAAACAAGAGGCATCACGACCGCCGCCTAACACGATCCCGATGCCGGTGTCATCGAGACCAACCATCAGCCGGGAGGAACTCGCCGAGTTCTTCGATCCTATCAAAAAACAGAAAATGTAAAAATAGGATGAAACCTTTTGCCACGATCCTCCCAAAGCATCAAATGGCAACAAATCCGCCATGAGCGACGAAGATCCCTACACCATGCGCCAAGATCGCGAGGATGCTCGTTACGCAAAAGAGTATCAAGCATGGATCGCCGGCCTCTCGCCCGAAGAGCGAAGGAAGGTCGCCAGCATGGGGATCGACAAACCTGACCTCGCTCGCTCATCGAATGGCGTCGGCCTCTCACGCGACGCGGCGGAGAGCTCAACCGCATCAACTTGGGATCCCGCCCTCGGCGACATCGAAGTTGCCAACGCTTACGCCGAGTCCTCGACCGAGTACACCATGGAGGTCATCCGAAAGTTCCTCCATGAGCTCGCCCGCCAACGCAACCCATCGCTCACCATCGAATGCTACATGCTCGTCACCGGAGTCGCCTACTCCGGCGATTCCATGACCGACATTGCCAAGCGCTACGGATTGACCAGGGCAGCGGTAAGCAAACGCTGCATCGAGCTCGCCGACATGCTCGGCATCCATGCCAGCCGTGCCATGAAGTCAGAAGATGCCCGCAAGGCTTACAGCACGGCCCGGAAGAAAAGCCTCCAAAAATCTAAGATATGAAAATGGAAATCATCACAGAAACCCTCGCCGCCAACCCGACATTGCCGGGATTTGAGTCGGAATCCGCCGTCGTCACCGAGGTCGGCATCATGTTCGGGGAAACCCCACCCACCGACTCCGAGATCGAGGACATCATGCTCAAGGCAGTCCGCATCCGCAACTCAGCCAACTGGGTGATCGGCGACGCGATCAACTATCTTTCCACCCTGCCCGGAGGGGAGCAGTACACCCGCTGGAGCGAGATCACCGGACTGGAGGTCTCAACCCTCCAGAACATCGCCACGGTCGCCCGCAAGGTCGGACTAGCCAACCGCAAGGCCGTGCTGAAGTTCGAGCACCATAAGGCAGTCGCAGCCCTACCATCGCACGATCAGGACATGTGGCTCAACACCGCCATCAAGAACAAGCTCAGCCGGGACAAGCTCCGCAAGTCGATCCTCCTCGGCCGCGTCGCTACCGACGACGACATGCTCAAGCCGGTAGGTGGTGGCATCGATACCGCAGGCGCTCATGTGGCTCGACTCATGGCCTTCGAGCGCAAGCTCGGGGAGGATGGATGGTTCGAGTGGGCGCCGCCCCACAACCTCTACGCCCTGCACCGAGATATGATGCCAGCCATCAAATTCCACACACGGATCCTCAAGGCGATCGCCAATGCCGGCGACCTCACCATGGCCTCCGAGGTCAGCCGACAGCTCACCGAGTTCACCGAAGCAATCGAAAATCTATGAAAATCGAGCAAATCGCCACAGACAAACTCATCCCCTACGCGCGGAACGCCAAGAAGCACGACGCTGCGCAGGTCTCCAAGATCGCCGGTTCAATCCGCGAGTTCGGCTTTAACAACCCCGTCCTCATCGACAAGGACAACGGCATCATCGCCGGTCATGGCCGCGTGATGGCAGCGCAATCGCTCTCACTCGACACCGTCCCTTGCATCCGCCTCGGTCACCTCACCGACACGCAGCGCCGAGCCTACATCCTCGCCGACAACCGCCTCGCGGAGATGGGCGGTGGGTGGGACGAGGAAATGCTGAAGCTCGAGCTGGCGGAACTCGCGGCCCTTGATATCGATGTCACAGAGATTGGTTTTGATGAAACAGCAATCCCTGAAATGGATTTCCAACCCGGAACAGAGGATGACCAAGGGAAATTGGATGAGAAATCACCGATTGAATGCCCGCATTGCAGGAAATTTTTCGTTCCATGAAACCTGTTCTCAAGATTGATTGGGCAACGCATGAGGCTGCGAGGTATGCTTGCGAGAATTGGCATTACAGCCAATCTATCCCAAAATCGAAATTGGTGAAGATTGGAGTTTGGGAAAATCAAAAGTTTATCGGAGTCGTGATATTCTCCCCCGGTGCAACTCCGAACCTCGGGTCACCTTATGGGTTAACACAAAGAGAATGTGTCGAGTTGAGTCGCATTGCATTGACTCGACACTTCACGCCAGTTTCAAGGATCTTGTCCATAGCATTGAAATTTCTCATCTCTGCAAACCCAAAACTTCGTCTTGTTGTTTCATTCGCTGATCGTGACCAATCGCACCATGGTGGAATCTATCAAGCAACGAATTGGATTTATGATGGCACAGGATCTCCTGCCACATTTTATCTGATAAACGGAAAAAAAACTCACCCGCGAACAATAGGATTGGCAGGACATATTCAAAATTTACAGGGTGCAAAAAAAATGGATCGCAATGCTAAATCGATTCAATGCCAAGGGAAACACAGATACCTCATGCCGCTTGACAATGATATGAGAAAGAAGATCATTCATTTGGCTAAACCATACCCAAAACGCGCATCAAGTGAAACCATTGACACGCCGGGAATCCATCCCGGAAAGGGCGGTGAAACTCCGACCGATGCGCTCCATTTTCCAAAGGTATGACCCCCGCTGCCGAATCCATGAACACTACTCAAAAGACCATAAGGAATCTTTTAAGGGAGGGGTCCGAGGGCGCGGCTTTCCGGACCTACATTGAAAAAACGTGAGAAAACTCTTTTCGACCTTACACCTCGGTCAGTTGACAAGCCATGGACATCAACTCTGAACAGTACAGCCGCATCCGCAAAGCGAATGTGGCCAACATCCTCAAAAAGCTCAAGGAGGGCAAGACGCTTTCACGCGATGACTGGTCGCAGATCGAGGACTACAAAGCCAAAGCCGACAAGCCGATCGAGGATGTCACCGAGATCAAAAAGACCGCGAAAAGCTGGGTCGAGCTCGCCGAGGTTTTGGGAGTTGCTCGCCAGACCGTCGATGTTTGGAAGAAGAAGCCGGGATCGCCGAAGCCGCGGTCGAACGGAACCCATGATGTCCTCAAGTGGGTGGCCTTCATCAAGGCCGAGGGGCTCGCGGCCAAAGGGCAATCCGAAACACCCGACGAGGCCGAACTTCGCCTGCGGAAACTCTTCGCCGAGGTCGAGGATCGCGAGCTCAAGGTGCTGGTTCGCAAGGGGCAATTCGTCCCGATCGACGCGGTGCGTGAGCGGTGGCTCTATCACATCGGACAGGCAAACGCCCTGCTTCGGAACAAGTTCGAAAACGAATTGCCGCCGCTGCTGGTCGGCAGAGATGCGGTCGACATCCGCAAAGAAAATGCCCGAGTGGTCGATGAGTACATCGCGATCATGAACTCTGGCGATCAAAAGAAGATCCCAAAACTTGAAACCAGAGGACGAAAGAAATCCGACGACTGACCTGCTCGATGAGATCCTGCGCTCTGGGCATGTGATCACCGATCGCCGCCCGCCGTGGCAGTGGTGCGAGGATCACATCGAGTCGATTCCGTACTCGCCGATACCCGGTGGGTTCCAATCAGGCAACACACCATGGATCCGCGAACCATTGGAGGCGCTGGCAGATCCGTCGGTTTCGCTGGTTTCGATCATCGCGGCGATTCAGGCGGGCAAAACCATGACCGCCGAGCTTGGATCCTGCTGGATCGCGGCGAATGCGCCCGGACCGATGCTCTGGCTCGACCAGACAGACTCCGACGCAAAAGATCAGATGGAAAACCGTCTGCAGGTGCTCTGGAAACAATGCGCGCCGATCCGCGAAATCCTCCCGCGCCAGCAAGGGACCGAAAGGCACAAGCTCAAGCGCAACTCGGTCGCATTTCTCAACGGCATGACCGGCTGGGTGCTCGGTGCTCACTCCAAGACCAACCTACAAAGGAGATCGATCCGCTGGTTGATCGGCGATGAGACATGGCGCTGGCCATCCGGTCACATGGCCGAGGCCGAGGCACGGGTCACCGCCTTCGGGTGGCTGGGAAAAAGGTTCTTCGTGTCGCAGGCCGGCGAGGTCGACGACGACACCGATCGGAAATTTCGATCGACCGACCAGCGCGAATGGTGCTGGCGATGCCCGAGCTGCAAGACGACGCAGCCATGGAAATGGGAAAACATCGAATGGTCGAAGGATTGCCGCCTCGAAGATGGCGCGTGGGATTACGAGCGGGTCCGCGAGACCACCGAAATGTTCTGCGAGTGTGGCACCCGCTTTCCCGATACCGACCGATCACGGCGTGAACTCAACAACCCTATGAACGGCGCGCGTTATGTCTCCCAGAACCCCGGAGCAGCGAAGTCGAATGTCGGCTTCCATTGGAATGGCCTCTGCGCGGGATCATGGGGCAACCTCGCCGAGATTTACCTTCGAGCGAAGTCATCGGCACGCACCGGCGACATGGAGCAACTCAAAATTTTCTGGCAGAAGCGCCTTGCTCTTCCGTTCACCGAATACACCGAGGATTTCTCGATCAAGATCACCGACAGCACCTACGCGCGCGGCGATTTAGCCTGGGAAAAGGAAGGCGCGATCATCGGTGGCAAGATCCGGGTGCCGGATGAGGACGACGACCCGCCGGTTCGGCTGCGCGTGATGACCGTCG